TATCTTTTTATTGTTTCACGTGGAACAATCTGTTATTAATGTTTCATGTGAAACGAAATGTTAACAGATATTAATTTTATTCTTTAAGATTTCTTAACAGAAAAAATTTGGTGGATATAGAAAAAAGCTGTATCTTTGCAGCAGTTTTAGAAACAATATAAGTTTAACAATTTAAATTAGGTAAATTATGAATAGAAATTTTGATGAAATTATTTTAAACTGCGTTACAAGTATTAACGCTTTAATGACTTCTAACGAAGGTGCCAAAGACGACAAAACGGTTATTAAGTTGAACCGCTTTAAGAAGTGGTTGAACGATTTTGCGGCTGCAAATGGTAACACAGAAGTTGGCGGTTATACAGGTGATGATGACCGTGAACAGTAAAGTAACAACAGAAGTTTAACGTTAAATAATTTATAAAGTTATGGCTAAAGGTTTTAGTTTTGCAAGTAAGTTCAACAAAACAAGTTTCGGTATTGATACGACAGATTTTCCATTCGTTAAGTTGACAGACATCTACAACAGTAAGGAAGACGGTGGTGGCGATGTTATTCACCCTATTAACGGTTTGTACGTTCACAAATCACAGTTGGGCGATTCGCCTGTAATCATTGACGCTGAGAATAAGCGTTTGGTTAACTTACCACAGTTCACAGGTGACACGATACGTGAGATTCTAGCTGACAGCGATGCCGTTGACGCTATTAAGGCAAATAAAGTCGGTTATACTATTTACGAATATGAATCACACGCAAAAAAGTGCTATGGTATCACATTCGTGGATAAGTAGTTGTTAGTGTGATAGGTTTGGTTTCACAGGGGCGGGCGAATTAAATTTGTTCGTCCCTGTCTTTGTTTAATTTAAATCTTTCTTAAAATGGCAAAACAGAATCCTATAGGTTTTACAAACAAAACGTTTGCACTTACTAGCAAAGTGCAATTAGATAAACAGATATTAACGGCTGTTGAATCACGTAGCTATTTGCGTAAAGAGATTGCACGCGTATTTCAACAGGCTAACAGACGAATACAGAACGTGGAAAAATCGGGTATAGTTTCACCAGCTGTTGTTGCACTTAACAAAGGCGATATAAAAGGTTTCGCTAAATTCTCTATGCGTCACAGTTGGGAAGATTTAAAGATAGAATATGCAAAAGCGGTTTCTTTTTTACGACAGCCTACATCTACAGCAACAGGTACGAAAGAATATGCCGAACACTTGAAAAAAGCCTATGATTTGGACGATAAAAGTTTTACCCTTATGCAAAATAAGTTAATGGGTAAAATTGCTAGCGTTTCAGATGAGCGTTTTTTGGAACAGTATTTAATGCAATATAAAGACTTTACAGGTGAACTAGAACAAGAATCTAAAGACGTTTCAGACCAAATCGAAGATGATGCGGTAAAGATTGAAAATGCCTTAGATGATGCCTTAGAGCAAATCGGGAATGACCCAAACGCAGAAGCATTCATAAATGACGTTGATTCTTATGGCACAGATGATCCTTTGAAACGTATATTAGACGAATTTAAAAAATTTGGTTTATAATGAAAAAAATCCCTTTTGCACTACACACAGAAACGTTTACACCCAAAGACATACAGAAAGTTTTGTCTTTGGCTGTGAACGAAAAGAATTTTACAGGAAACAATAAGGGCGAAAAGTTCTTAAACGTTCCTGTGTCTTTCGATATAGAAACTACATCTTTTTACCGTGACATTGACGGTGAAACATATACCTATGACCGATACATAAAGTTAGGCGGTAAGCAAACCAAAATGGAAAAATGTTCTTTGATGTACGTTTGGCAATTTGGTGTAAACGGTTACTGTATTATCGGGCGAACGTGGGACGAATTTATAACTATGTTAGATACAATATCAGACGTTTTAAACCTGTCTGAAAAAAGACGTATTATTATATACGTTCACAATTTAGCCTATGAGTTCCAATTTTTCAGAGAGTTATTGACGTGGCAAAAGGTTTTTTCAATAGACCTCAGAAAACCTATTTACGGAATCACGGAAAACGGAATAGAGTTTAGATGCAGTTATTTGTTGTCGGGTTATTCACTTGCAAAGTTGGGCGAACAATTACACAAATATAAATGTGAAAAGTTAGTTGGTGATTTAGATTACAGCCTGTTACGTCACAGTAAAACACCATTAACGCAAAAAGAAATCGGTTACTGTCTGAATGATATTAAAGTAGTTATGTGCTATATACAGGAACTAATAGAACAATATAAAAATATCACTCATTTACCGATAACTAAGACAGGTCTTGTTCGGAAATATTGCCGTTCTGTTTGTTTCAAGACAACAGACCCCGAAACAGGTAAAACAGTTCAAAACTTTAAGTATTTGGATAAAATTCATAACTTGAATATAACAGGTATGGAAGAATTCGAAATGTTACAGAGAGCATTTTCGGGCGGTTTCACACACGCAAACGCAAAATATACAGATGAGGTAATAGAAAACGTTGACAGTTACGATTTTACTAGCAGTTACCCCTATGTTATGGTAAGCGAGAAATTTCCGATGAGCACAGGTGTTTTCATTCCTGTCAAGTCTTTGAAACAATTTGAGTTTATGACCTCAAAATATTGTTGTGTGTTTGATGTGGAATTTATAAACATCTTTGCGAAATCAGATAACGAAAATCCCATATCGGTCAGTAAGTGTTTCGTGAAAGAAAACGTTTCTGAAAATAACGGTCGTTTGGTTTGCGCTAGTAAAATCTGTATGACTATTACGGAAATAGATTACAGGGTGTTTTCTCAGTTCTATATGTGGGAATCTGTGAGAATCGGCAAAATGATTTGTTACAGAAAAGAATATTTGCCAACAGAGTTTATAAAATCTATTTTGCACCTGTATGAAATGAAAACTAAACTGAAAGGTGTGAAAGGTAAGGAAGTGGAATATCTCAACAGTAAAGAAATGCTAAATAGCTGTTACGGTATGAGTGTTACAAATCCTTTGCGTGACGAAATTGTATGTGATGGCGAAACGTGGGACGTTGAACACTTGACAGGCGAAAAACGTTTGGAAGTGTTGAATAAATATAATGACAGTAAAAACCGTTTTCTTTTCTATCCGTGGGGAATTTATGTAACAGCTTATGCACGAAGAAACCTGTTTACAGGTATAGCAGAATGTGGTGATGATTACATATACTCAGACACAGACAGCGTAAAAATAAAAAATGGTGATGCCCACAAAGAGTATTTCAAAGCCTATAACGATTTGGCACAGCAGAAATTGCGTGCAGCCTGTAAGTTTCATAAAATACCGTTTGAAAAGGTTGAACCTGTAACGATTAAGGGAATCGCAAAACCTTTGGGTGTTTGGGACTATGAGGGACAATATAGACGCTTTAAGACTTTGGGTGCTAAACGCTATATGGTACAGGAAAAAGGAGCGTTGACGGTAAACGGTAAGGACTATGATTACAGTTTGACTGTATCGGGTGTTAACAAGAAATCTGGTATCCCTTATATGTTAGAAACATTCGGGGAAGACGGAATCTTTGACGCTTTCACCAATTACTTAGACATTCCACCGTCTGCAACAGGTAAGAATATTCATACCTATGTGGACTATGAGCAAAGCGGAACTATTACCGATTATTTGGGTACGGTTTCAACTTATGACACAAAGACAGGGGTACACTTAGAACCTACAGGGTACACTTTGAGCCTGTCTGTTATGTATATTAATTATTTAATGGGAATCAGATTAAAGAAAGAATAATATGAAACAGAAGAAAGAAAAGGTGGAAACACCTAAATTTTATTCTTTGTCTAGAATTTTAGCAAAGAACGCAGATTATAACGTTATCTTTGGTGAACGTTCAAACGGAAAAACTTATGCTACATTATTGTACGGTATCAAAGAATATTTGCGCACAGGAAAACAGATGGCATATATCAGAAGATGGCGTGAGGATTTAAGGGGCAAACGTGCAGAAAGTTTGTTTGCAAACCACGTTTCAAACGGTGTTATCAAAGACCTTACAGACGGTAAGTTTAATGAGGTGTTTTATGTTTCGGGAAAATGGTTTCTTTCGTTCTATGATGCAGAAACAAAGAAACGTGTACCCGATAACGTACCGTTTTGTTTCGGTTTCTGTCTGTCAGAACAAGAACACGAAAAATCTAGCAGTTACCCGAATATAAATACTATTGTTTTCGATGAGTTCTTAACAAGACGTTATTATTTACCCGATGAGTTTATGTTATATATGAACCTGTTGAGTACTATTATCAGACAAAGAAATGACGTTAAAGTATTTATGCTCGGTAATACCGTTAATCAGTTTTGCCCTTATTTTACTGAAATGGGACTGAAACAGGTAAGAGTGATGGAACAGGGAACAATAGATATTTATAAATTCGGTGAGCACGGTGCAACTGTAGCTGTAGAATATTGTAGTACTATTGTAAAGCAAAAAGCGAGTAACAAATATTTCTGTTTCGATAATCAAAATTTGCAGATGATTACAGGTGGTAAATGGGAACTAGCTGTATATCCGCATTTGCCTGTAAAATATACCCCGAAAGATGTGCTTTTCGTGTTCTACATTCAGTTTAACGAAATGACCTTACAGGGCAATATCATACAGGTGGAAGACAAAGACGGTGTTAATAACTTTATGTATATCCACAATAAGACAACACCTATTAAAGATACAGAAAACAGTTTGATATATTCGTTACAGATGAACGGAAAACCAAACTACAGGCGCAAATTACTGAGTACAGCTAGTTATGTTGAATCTCAGATAACGAAGTATTTCGCAACAGATAAAGTATTTTATCAAAATAACGAAATAGGTGAAATTGTTCGTAACTACTTGATGTCAAGTAGTAGAAGCAACATTATTACTTAAAATATGTTAAGACAGGGAAAAAAGTGTTTCACGTGAAACATTTTCCCTGTTTTTTATTTGGTCGTTTCAGATATTTTGTTTATCTTTGCACCATTAAATAACAAAGTTAAAATTTGCTATATGGAAGTAAACGAAATTGTATCGTTAATAAGTAACGTTGGTTTTCCTGTAGCTGTCTGTATCGCCCTTTTCTTTTATATGGAAAAGCAGAACGAAAGACATCAGAACGAAACCGACAAGTTAAACGAAACAGTACAGAGTAACACTAGAGTGTTGACAGAACTTTGTACGTTAATTAAAACACTTGTAAAATAATGAAAAAAGAGAATCTTTATAACTTGTATCAAGCACAGGTCAAAGACAAAGATACAGCCTTAGACACGTTCTTTCAGCGAGTTCTTTGTATGACCTCAAAGATGTTTGAGTACACAGGTTTACCCGATTCAATTCCACAGGTAGAACTTGAAAAGATTCTGCAAACAAGTGGAAACGTAGGAATCGCAAAGGTTAACGGTGAACTGTATGCACTACAGGGAAACAGGGGTGGCGAATGTGATGCGTATTACAGGGGAAAAGATTTTATCGTTGCAAATCCGTGGTTAAATTTGGATAAAACCTACAAAATTGATTCCGATATTGTCGTTATCAATAACACACCGTTTGCAGATTCGATTCTCCCTGTTATCGGAAAATATGGTGTACTTTACACAGACGCAGTAATCACTTTAAATATGACTAGCGTATTAACACGTATCACTATGTTAATTTCTGCTAGCGATGCCAAGACGGAACAGAGTGCAGAAACTTTCTTAAAAAAGATTTTGGACGGTGATTTCTCGGTTATCGGTGAAAATGCCTTTTTCAAAGGTGTTAATATGCAAACCCCACCGACACAGAGTAACCAACAGATAACGCAGCTAATAGAACTTTTACAGTACTACAAAGCTAGCCTGTTTAATGATTTGGGGTTGAACGCAAACTACAATATGAAACGTGAGCGATTGAACACGCAAGAAGTTTCTATGAATATAGATGCGTTAATGCCTTATGTGGATTCTATGTTGACAGAACGTGTTGACGGTATCAAGCGAGTTAACGAAATGTTCGGTACAGACATAACGGTAACTTTGGGGTCAAGTTGGAAAATCGAACACGAAAATTATTTGTCGTTACTCAAAGCCACAGAAGATGGGCATGACCACACCGAAACGGAAGACGTTGACCCTGTAACCGAAAACGAAAATGAGGAAACAGAAGAAACGCAAGAAACAGAAGAAACGGAAACAGAAACAGAAGAAACGCAAGAAACAGAAGAAACAGAAACAGAAACAGAAGAAACAGAAGAAACACAAGAAACAGAAGAAAAGGAAAACAAAGATGAAAATTAAAGAACTTTTTACAACTGAAAACGGTTTATTTGATAAAATCTTTAAACCCCTGTTTCCTGTTTTGTATGAATCAATATTCGGGAATGACGACCCGAAAATAATAGATATTGATTTGCGTTTTAAATATGGAAACAGGGAACTTGTTGACGCTATCACAAACGAAACTGCAACAGATATTATAAAAGGTATCATAACAGTTAAGTTTGACGAATGGCAAAGACAGATTCAAGTGTTTAATAACGAATATGATGTACTGAATCCTGTAACGTCAAAGACAACTGAAACGACAACCAACACCGTTGACGAAACAGGCAATAACAGCACAGTAGATTCAAGTGTAACGTTTAATAATGGGGAATTTGGAAATGATACGAAACAACAGCGAGATTCCACAGGGAACAGGCAAGAAACAGGTACGAAGACAACTGTTAAGAACAGTGTTCCGTCTAGCCTACCTGTTAGCGAAATTATTCAAAAAGAAATGAATCTCAGAAAGACCAACTTTAAAACACAGGTGGTAACAGAGATTGCAAAAGAAATTAGTTTAGATATTTATTAATTCTTAAATTTTATATAAAATGGAAGTAAAACAGATTTATACGCTTATTAATTCAGTAAGTGGTGAGGTTCTCGGTAAGACCGACATCGTTAAGGAAGACCTCACAGGTGTTGTTGATTTGGGTAACGAAATCTTTAATCAGAATGCCGTTGACAACTATGTTAAATCACTTGTAAACCATATCGGCAAAGTGGTTTTCGTAAACCGCCCTTATTCGGGTAAAGTTCCATCCGTTCTTATGGATGCTTGGGAATTCGGTTCTGTTTTGGAAAAGATTTCCGCAGACGTTCCACAGGCTGAGGAAAACGACACTTGGAATCTTATAGACGGTAAAGAGTACAAACAGGACGTGTTCCGCAAACCGACCGTTTCTGCTAAGTTCTTTAACTCAAAGGTAACTTTTGAAGTTCCTGTTTCTATCACAGAAAGACAGGTTAAGGAATCTTTCAGTAGTGCAGCACAGTTGAACGGTTTCCTGTCTATGATTTACTCAGCAGTTGAGAAATCTATGACTATCAAGACAGATGCGCTTGTTATGCGTACAATTAACAATATGATAGCAGAAACTTTGGACGCAGACAAAGCTAAATTCGGTTGGGTAGCGTCAACAAACGAAAAAGTTAATTACAGTTCTGCTAGTACTGTTAGATGCGTTAACCTGTTGAAACTGTATAACGATAAGACAGAGGCACATCTTACAAAAGACGCAGCGATTACCACACCCGATTTCATTCGTTTTGCAGCGTATATAATGGGTTTGTATTCAGACCGTTTGCAGACAATTTCAACCCTGTTTAACGTTGGCGGTAAGGAACGTTTCACACCGAAAGACGTTTTGCACACAGTTCTGTTGTCAGATTTCGCAGCCGCAGCTAAGACCTACCTGTATGCGGACACGTTCCACGAAGATAACGTTCTGTTGCCAAAGGCTGAGACTGTTGCAAGTTGGCAAGCTACAGGCAAAGACTATGCCTTTGAACACGTTTCAAAGATTGACGTAAAGTCTGCTAGTGGTGCAAACATTTCAGTAAGTGGTGTGCTCGGTGTGATGTTTGACCGTGATGCGCTCGGTGTTACTAATTTGGATAGAAGAGTAACTACCAACTATAACGCAAAGGCTGAGTTTTTCAATAACTATTACAAGTTTGATGCCGGATATTTCAATGATACCAATGAGAACTTTGTAGTGTTCTTTATTGCTTAATTTGGTTGTTTAACTGTTTAGGGTGTTTTCCTGTAGTTGATAGCACAGGAAACACCCTTTTTAACTTTTAAGGTATGATTAAAATTAAAACATTCAATTTTGACGGTAAACCAAACGAAGTAAACAAGACGTTAAAGGAAAACAGCGAGTACACAGGTTTGTTGAATGCTAGTTTTAACGTGTTAACACCTGTAGTAAGATTCAGAACTCGCACACCTGTTACGTTTAATTACGTTTATATCGAAAGTTTAAACCGTTATTACTTTGTTAAGGAATTGACGCAAGACGGTGATTTATGTACGGTACGTTTGAAAGTTGACGTTCTTTTCACATACAAAGATAAAATACTTTCTAGTAGTGGAATCTTAACACAGGGTGAAAACGTTAATAAATACCTGTCAAACCGTAATAACGTTGTGGACGTGAGACCAAACGTGAGAAAGTTAGATTTTCCTAATAAGGAACTTTTAAACGAAACAGGTAGTATTGTTATGGTAACTATAAAAGGTAATAAATAATGGCAAGTTATAAAATTAATTATCAATTAACAAATTGCACTACTACATCTGTAAGTAGTGTTAACTATGATAATGAGGGTAGTATCATAAACTTTTGCGGAAAAGCGGTTGACGGTTGTTATTTTTTGCAGAACGATGGTGAAAATAACTATATTTCCCGAATGAAATCGGGTTCTTTGACTGTTACTAAATTCAATTTATCAATAGTTTCTGCTAGCGAAGACGCAAAAGTTAAAAGCTGTTCTATTGACGGTATTTCATCAGATGGCAAATACTTTTCTAAGCGAATAAGTTTCGGAAGTGAAAACACAGGCGAAATGCAGTGTTACTTAAAAGCTAGTGGTGGAAAACCTACAGTAAAAACGTTAAAGATAAATAATAACGTTTCGGGAACGAATGCCGTTTATGTTAAGAACGATACAAATTTTGATATTACGTTGACAGGTGACACAGATGGAACTTTTACTGTTATTCCTGTAGTTACTTATAAAAACAAGTATCACGAAACAGCACAGGGAACTATGAACGTTAACGGTAACGTTGCTACATTTAGTGTTCCTGTAGCTACAAACGAAGAAGTAAGAATAAATGGAACGTTCACACCGAAACCGAAAGAGTTAACAATAACAAACCACGTTTCGGGAACTATAGCCACGTATGTGCAAAACGGTGAAAATTTCAATATTACGTTGACAGGTAACACAGATGGAAGTTACTCGGTTATTCCTGTAGTTTTTTATAAAAACAAAAGTGGAACGGAAACAACAGGCGAAATGAGTGTTAACGGTAAAATAGCTACATTTAGTGTTCCTGTTGTCACAAACGAAACTGTAACTATTACAGGTACGTTTACACCCAAAACACCTCAGAAAGACGTTCCTGTTACTTATGAGTTGACAAATTGCACCGTTTCACCAAAGCCACAGAAAGTTAAGACAGGTGACACTTTAAATTTGACTGTTACACCGAACACAAATTACAAACTAAATTCTTGTAATCTTATTTGGAATGATGGAACGAAAGACGTTACAATAAGTGTTACAGGTGGTGTAATTTCGTTCCCTGTGCCCGATTCCTGTGTGTCTATAAACGTAAAAGCTGTGGCTAGTGTAATAACCCCTATAGGCAAAAATTACGGTGCTATAAACGTTTATTGTGTGACGCTTGACGATTTGGGCGCATTTTCTAAACAGCGTTTCTTTGAGATAAAAGACGATTCACAGGGAATCTATGAGGAAGTTAATTTGGGTATCTTTGTAAACCGTATCAAACGCATTTTTACAAACGTTCCTGTATCGGGTACAGATTCTTTGCGATGTGGTAACTACAACACAGGAATAACGGTACAAACACCCGAAAAGGACGTTATTTCGCTTAACTTTGGTGATGTGACGTTAACAGGTTTGAACGGTGATTCAGAAGATTATAACGCACAGATTTCGGTATTTATTCCCTGTCGGGGATTTGTTGCTGTAGATAGTAAATATATCGGCAAAACGATAAACTTATCTGTAAAAGTAAACGTGATTACAGGTGATGCCGTAGCGTTTTTGTCCTGTGATGGTGTTGTCTTTCAGTTAGAAAGTTTTTCCCTGTCCCGTGATGTTATTTACAAGACAGGAACAGCAGAACTTAATATTGTAGGCGGTACACAGTGGGACGAACAAATATTGTACGGTTTAGAACCTTATGTTATTATCACGCAGAACACCACAGTAAATAAGCCTGTTAATAATACACAGGAATCAGTAACAATCGGGGACGTAACAGGCTATGCACAGTTTGAAAACGTAGATTTGGACACGGTTAACTTGTTGGTAGATGAGTATAACACCATTATTTCAGAACTTGAAAACGGTGTTTATCTATAAAAGAAAAGGGACGGTAACAAAGACCGCCCCTTTTTTTCTTATTTGCTATAAAATTCATTCATTAAACCTTTCTTGCAAAGGAAATCGAAACAGCGGTTTTTAATGCCCTTTTCTGTTTCAAGACAGTTAGAAAGATATTCGATAACTTTCTTTTGTGCCTGTAGTGTATCAATTACAGAGTTAAGCAGTAAACCGTTACCGCCTGTAGTATTTTCTGCTACAAACTTTAAATTATCAATGGAAACCGAAATGGAATCCTGTAAAACCTTAAAACCTTTTTCCATAACTTATTTCTTTTCTAAATTCATAATAACCTGTTGACGTGGTTTGCCGTTTCTCGGTGCTACCGAAACGTGATACCAAAAACTCTTAGAACCTTTTCTGTGTTCTTTAATAAGTTGGTCAAAACCACCTGTTTCTCTAAGAACCTTTTCCAAAGATTCCATATCGGCACAAATCAAGTCAGCAGCCAAACCCTTTTGGTGTTGACTATTAGAAACACCACCTACAGCCTTATTTAACACAGGACACCTAAAACCACTTGAAATAAGAATAGGTTTACCGACCTTTTCACGAATAATATCCAAATAATCGGCTAACTTATTCAAGTTATCGACTACTTCGAATGTAGGGGTGTTATCAATCCCCAAACGTTTTGCTGTTGCTGAGTTTAAGAACTCAGACAGGCTAAAATACTTAATCTTTTTCATATCTATGTTATTTTGTTGAAACTACAAACCATTTACGGCTGTCTTTGTGTGTCGGGAAACGACCCTTAACAGTAATAGAACAATCGCCCGAAAGATAGTCTATTTTGTTGTTAAAGAACTCACTTAATTTGTCAGAACGTACCATATAAACCGTTTCTGCATTAACCTGTTTAAGAGTGATTTTAAAATAACTATGTTCCATATTATATGTATTTATGCCTGTGAGTGTTACCCCACAGGCGGTTAAACTTATAAGATGTGTTCTGTTGTCTGTGTCAACTGCAAAAAAGAACTTGCATATTTTCCCAACTTGTTGCAAATCTGTGTAACACAGCAGCCGAATTCGTTTATATATTGCAAACTATCTTTTGACTGATAACATGTATAAACGTCTTTCGTTAACTTTGGTAAGCTGTTGTGCTTAATGCAGTTTATTTCGTGCTCATACATAACTTTTGCAACATCTGCAAAAGAAGAAACATCTGTTACTGTTTGCGTGTTGCGTGTTACCTCACTTTTAACACGTTTACCGTTAACTGATAAAACGGTTTCACATTCTAAAGTAATTTTATACGTTGCCATATTCTTAGTATTTAACTGTTTGACTTATTTTTAAATTTCTGCTGCAAAGATACATCTTTTTCACGAAACCACCAAATTATTTTTGTTAATAGTTCTTAAATTTAAAATTTTAATCTTTTTAACAAAACGTTTCACATGAAACATTAATAACAGATTGTTCCACGTGAAACAATAAAAAGATA